GAAAAATGTGTCAACATTTAATACCAAATAAACGGTTGACTTTCTTTATCTAGGCAAGTATAATAACACCAGTTACTAGCACTTTTGCAAGTAACACATATGGCAAACATGGCAATTACAGGAGAAACATCATGGCCTCATTAGCAGAAATCAGAGCAAAGCTCGCATCAATGGAAAACTCTTCCAAACCCAATAGCTCACAACAGAGCGACAACGCAATTTATCCACACTGGAATATCGACGAAGGTACATCAGCTACACTTAGGTTTTTACCTGACGCTGACAATACTAACGATTTCTTTTGGGTAGAGCGTCAAATGATTCGTCTCACCTTCCCAGGTGTGTTAGGCGGAGAAAACAAGCCAGTCACAGTACAAGTACCTTGCGGTGAAATGTACGGCGAAACTTGTCCAGTATTAACTGAGGTACGTCCTTGGTTTAAAGATCCGTCTCTAGAAGACATGGGTCGTAAGTACTGGAAAAAACGTTCATATATCTTTAACGGATTCGTTACTGATAATCCTTTGAACGAAACAGCACCTGAAAATCCAATCAGACGTTTTGTGATCTCACCACAGATCTTTAACATCATTAAAGCATCATTAATGGACCCAGATATGGAAAATATTCCAACTGATTACGTTAACGGTACAGACTTTAGAGTTAGTAAAACAACTAAAGGTCAATATGCTGACTACAGTACTTCGAAGTGGGCTCGTAAAGAGAGTTCGTTAGATGAAGTGCAATTAGCAGGCATCGATGCAAACGGATTACATAATCTTAAGGATTACTTACCTGCAAAGCCTACAGCAGACCACTACAACGCAATCAGTGAAATGTTTGCGGCATCAGTAGATGGCGAGTTGTATGATCCTGCAAAATGGGGTAACTTTTACAAGCCATATGGCGTTGAAGTTCCTGCAAATGCAGTACAAGCGGGTGCATCAATGTTGCAACCTACTACAGCACCTGTGCAAGCACAGCCTGCTCCAGTAGCGGCTCCTGTGGCACCAGTAACAGCGGACATTCCGTTTGACGTTGCTCCACAAGCGGCTCCAGTTGCAGAAGCGGCTCCAGTAGCGGCTCCAGTAGCGGCTCCAGTTGCAGAAGAAGCTCCAGTAGCGGCTCCGGCAAGTAATGCAAGTGCAGATGATATTCTGCAAATGATTCGTAACCGTCAATCTAGTTAAGGAGAAGTATAATGCAAAAACCTTTCGACTTAACAAAGTTCAGGACGTCAGTTACTAAGTCCATTAGTGGCATTAGTGCAGGCTTCCATGATCCTAAAGATTGGATCAGCACAGGAAATCACACACTAAATTACCTTATCAGTGGAGACTTTGCTAAAGGTATTCCCTTAGGTAAAGTTAGTGTGTTTGCAGGCGAGTCAGGGTCAGGTAAATCTTTTATCTGCTCTGGCAACATTACAAAAGCGGCGCAAGATCACGGCTGCCAAGTGGTACTATTTGATTCAGAAAACGCACTAGATGAAGATTGGCTACAAGCATTAGATGTAGACACTAGCCCTGAGAAACTTCTCAAGATTGGTGTTAGCATGATCGATGATGTTGCTAAAACTTTAAGCGACTTTATGAAAGACTATAAAACGAACTACAGCGATCTTCCTTACGAAGAAATGCCTAAACTACTATTTGTTATAGATAGCTTGGGTATGTTGTTAACACCAACTGATGTGAATCAGTTTGAAAAAGGTGATATGAAAGGTGATATGGGTAGAAAGCCTAAAGCACTTACAGCACTTGTTCGTAATATGGTTAATCAGATTGCGCCGTTCCCAGTAGGTATTGTTGCAACTAATCACACTTATGCATCACAAGATATGTTTGACCCAGATGATAAAATCTCAGGTGGTCAGGGCTTTATCTATGCATCAAGTATTGTAGTTGCAATGCGTAAACTTAAACTCAAGGAAGACTTAGATGGTAACAAAGTTTCAACTGTACAAGGCATCCGTGCCGCATGTAAAGTTGTGAAGTCACGTTACAGTAAGCCATTCGAGGGTGTACAGATTAAGATCCCTTATGAGAGTGGAATGGACCCGTATAGCGGTTTAGTAGATATGCTAGAAGCTAAAGGTCTACTTGCAAAAGTAGGTAACAAACTATCTTATGTATCACCGGTAACAGGCGAAGAGATCAAAGAGTTCAGGAAAGGTTGGACTAGTGAGAAACTTCAAGTTGTTATTGACGAATGGGATTCAAACCCAGACGCAGAAGCAATAGACGTCGGCGATGTCGATGAAAATGATATGCTAGATCAAATGGAGGATATGGCAGATGAATCATGATGTTAGTTTTTTACATGAGTTATGGGATAGTGCAAAACACTTTATTCCTAAGAAAGACAAGTTGCAAGCCGCTGAAGTACTAGTTAGAGTGTTCGACGATAACGCTGATATTGGCGAAATTGAAGAAAGCATTAATGAGTTTGATGGCTTAATGAAAGCCGCTATTGTATCTCATTTTGAAATTAGTTCACATGACGGCGAAGACGAAGACGAAGACGGGGATTGGGATTAAATGAGTACTTGGTATAACAAAGTTACTTCCAACTTAGGTGATATAGTTGGCGCTATTGATCACTTTGAAAAGGAACTTGACGGTGCCAAGTACGAATGCCGAATCAAAGGAAGCCTAGAAAAAGCTAGTGCTTCCTTACCCGGTATCACTGAACACCGTTTTAATCAGCTTCAAGAGATTGAAGCAATTCTAGAACACTTGAACATTGCACTCCGAAAGGAACGTAGTAGTGTATTTAGAAAGTTCTTTGAGACGTATAACAGACAACTTACTAGTAGAGATGCTGAAAAGTATGTTGACGGTGAGCAATCTGTTATAGATCTCTCCCACCTTTGTAACCA